GACCAACACCGATATTGGTGCAGGCGGCGCAAACCCGACTTACACCAACATTCCGACCGGCACACGCACTGACGGCACGCAACGTGCCTTTAGCGAAACGCAAGTAAAGTCGGTTTTGCAACAGCTTTACAAAAACGGTGCTAAGACCGACATGGTCATGGTTGGCCCAGTGAACAAGCAGAAGTTCAGCATGTTCGCCGGTATCGCTCAGTTGCGTACCGAAACAAACAAAAAACCTGCAACCATCGTCGGTGCAGCAGACTATTATCTTTCAGATTTTGGCCTGCTGGCGATTGTGCCTAACGCTTTCCAGCGCGAACGAGATGCGATTTTTGTTGATACCGATTACGTGTCCATCAACACCCTGCGCCCGTATAAGTGCGAAGAGATGAGTAAAAACTCGGACGCACGCCGCTTCCTCTGCATTGCAGAATGGGGCTTGGAATGCTCGAATGAAAAAGGTTTGGGTCTTGTGGCCGACCTCACGACAACCTGATAGTGTCTTAAATCTCAGGTATTAGCTGACTTGAGTGCCCCGCCCTAAAAAGCGGGGTTTTTTGTTGTCTACCGAAGTCAGATGTTTTACAATACTCATTCGGCTAATACAATGAGGTTTGAAATGAGTAAATTTTCAGTGGCAGACGTTGCATATCTAGCGGGCATTATTGAGGGCGAGGGGACAGTAAGTTTTCAAGCGCACATTAAAAAGGATGGGCTTTTGAGGATTACGCCGTACGTTTCTGTATCAAATACTGATAAAGGGATTCTTGAACATTGCTGGAATTTGATGAATGGTTTTTGTGAGGGGACTACTGACGCTTTTCCAAGATGGTGTATGACTAAAATTAAATCGTCAGAAGCGTCTTTTCAAGGTAACTTGGTTTGTAAAAACTTACGTCTTGACGGGGTTGCGACTAGATTGGTCATCAATGAAATTTTGCCTTACATGAAAAGCGTAAAGAAACAGTACGCTGAAAACATTTTGCGCTACATTGCATTGCGGGAAAAAGAAGGGTTGATTCGTAACGCAAAGGGGCAAATCATTCGCGCGGGTTACACATGGGCGCAGCTAGAACTGGTGTCGGAGTGCCGAAAATGGGCAAGAGCGACAACGCTAGAGCGTATGAAGGAATGCCCTAACGTATTTGAATCCATTGACCTTATGCCCACATAAACACTACCCCAAGCCTCTGATTTATCGTACAATCTGCGATGAAAAGGAGGCTGTATGGATTCAAGAACCGTATACGCAAACCCCCTATCTGGCACAGTCCAGAAAATCCACTTCCATGATGACGGGGCAATGACCCTGCAAACGACCCGCGACATGACGCAGGTTGTAGAGGAAAACAAATCCATCAGCAACATGACCACATCGCTAGACCGATGGGGCGATGGCAAGATAGTCATGCGCGGTGTTCCGCATGAACTGACCCGCAAATGGAAAGAGCGCGGTTGGTTTGAGAAAGACCAGCAGTGGCGCATTCTCACTGACCCCGAAGCGCAGCCGTACATGGTGCGTAAGGCGGTTGTATGAACACCTACGACTCCCTGAAAACCGTTATCGCTGACACCCTCAACCGAACGGATTTAGAGGCAGCAATCCCCACCTTCATCGCCTTGTGCGAGACGCAGACGGAACGCCAGTTGCGTGTACGCCAGATGTTGGCAAGCACGTCAATCACCATTGACGGCGAACTTGAACCGCTACCGGCTGACTTCCTAGAGACTCGTTCGATTGTGCTGAACACCAACCCCGTGCGCCTGCTTAACTTCCGCACGATTGACAGCATGGCGCAGTTCAAGGCGGCTTTCTCTGCTGTTGGGCGACCTACTGAATTCACAGTTATCGGCAATGACTTTCAGTTCTTGCCCGTACCTGATTCGGCTTATACCGCCACACTGACCTACTATCAGAGTATTCCGCGTCTGTCGGCAATGTCTCAGAGCAATTGGTTACTGGCGAAGGCTCCCGACATTTACCTCTACGGCGCGCTGATTAACTCCGCGCCTTACCTGAAAGAAGATGGTCGTATCAGCACATGGGCTACGTACTACCAAGGTGCTGTAGACGCACTGAGCGTTGAAGATGACCGGGCACAGACGGCAACAAGCGGACTAAAAGCTAAAGCGAGGCAATTCTGATGGCAAACACCACCCGATTTTTGATTGAGATTCCCGACGTTGGCGCTGATGCCGATCAATGGGGAACAATCCTCAACAACTACTTCAACGCGCTTGAACCTAAGATATTTGATCGCAGTGCAGGCGATACCGTTAGCGGGCCTCTGACTGTCACCGGCTCCACCTCCGTCACCACTCTGATTGCAACGGGCACCATCACAGCGCCTAGACTAAACGGCGCAACCACGCTTGAACTGCAAACAGGCGGCACGACTAAGGTGACGGTTGATAATGCAGGCAACGCAGGTCTGGGTGTTGTGCCGAGTGCGTGGGGTAGTCTAGTCAAAGCCTTTCAAGTAGGCGGAACATCCTCACTTCAAAACTTTAACAATCTTTCTACAAGTGTAGGTCAAAACGTATATTTTGACGGTTCAGTTGAGAGATACCTAACCACGGCAACTGCTACAAGATATACGCAAAGTTTAGGGCAGCATAGTTGGGCAACCGCCCCCTCCGGCACAGCAGGCGCACCTATCACGTTCAGTCAGGCGATGACGCTGACGCAGGGTGGCAATCTGTTGGTGGGGACTACCACAGCACAAGGCAAGCTTTCTGTTGTTGGTTCAACCGCAAACGATTATCTGCTGATTGATAACGCTGCTGGGGGCGAAAGCCTCATGTTTGCCAGAAGCACATTGGTTTTTGGCACTGGTGCAAACATAGAACGCGCCCGCATCACCAGCGGGGGGTTTTTTAAGGCGAGCAATACGGGGGTGTATAACGCAGGTGTAAATAGCGCCATTCCTGAAATCAACGGCAATGGGCCTTTTGGTTTGGCGGTCTATGGGACTGCAACAACTGGCGGTGAGTCTGTGCATCTTTCGCAGATGCCGACCACAAACGGCTACTCTGACCTATATAGAGGAATCAACGGTGGGACGGTAACTTACAAAGTCCTCGCCAACGGCACAGTACAAAACTCCACCGGCTTGTACCAGTCCATTTCTGACCGCAGGGTAAAAGACAACCCACAACCGCTGACAGGCTCAGGCGACTTTATTGACGCACTACAGCCCAAGACTTGGGACTGGAATGAAGCATCAGGAAAGACAGGCAAATCTGCCGGTTTTATTGCTGACGAGTTTCAGCAAATTGTCCCTGATGCCGTAACAGGTCAGCCCGATGCTGTGGACGAAGAGGGCAAGCCTGTCTATCAAGCCATTGACGCATCAACATCAGAGGTTATGGCGAACATCGTTGCTGAGTTGCAGGCTTTGCGTAAGCGTGTTGCAGAGCTGGAGGCAAAGGAATGAAACATCTTCCAAACGATAAAGTCTCGTCACTGCTTTTTTATTCTGAAGAAAGTCCCAGTGGCTTGAAGTGGAAAAGAGATGTAAGCCGATGCGTTAAAGCCGGTGACAACGCAGGGTACAGAAAGACAGACGGGTACTATGCCGTAAAAATTGACGGTAAGTTGTACCCCTGTCATCGCCTTGTTTTGCAGCTTAATGGGGTTGACGTTGAAAATAAGATCGTTGACCACATTGATCGAAACAGGTCAAACAACGTGATTTCAAATCTCAGGGTCGCAACCATTGAGCAGAACAACTCAAACAAAACCATCAGGGTTCGAGTGGAGTTTGTAAAAGCCTTCAAGTATTACTCCGTTCTGAAAGCTGCAAAGGGTTGAGTGAAGAGATTTTCGGTGACAAAACTTGGCGAAACAGAGGCGATGAAACAGGCGCAGGCGTTTTTATTTGATCTGTTAAAAAACGCAGCTCTCACAGACCGCATTGCGGCGTTGGAGGCGAAGTGAACTTCGACGACGCATTCACGCGCTTAATCGGGCATGAGGGGGGTTACAGCAACCACCCATCAGACCCGGGGCTTGAAACTATGTGGGGCGTGACTCTCAAAGTCGCCCGTGAAGCAGGATACGTGGGTGAAATGCGTGACATGCCGCAGCAGGTCGCAAAAGCCATTTACAAGGCGAGGTATTGGGACAAGTGCCGCTGTGATGAGTTGCCCGAGAAGCTGCGCTTTGATGTATTTGACTGTGCTGTGAACAGCGGTGTCGGCACTGCGGTTCAATTGCTGCAACGCGCCTTGCGGGTTAAAGACGACGGGCAGATTGGCCCGCAGACAATCGGCGCGGCACAGGTGCAGCCCGTCACGATAACGATTGCCAGAATGAACGGCGCAAGGCTTGAACTCATGACCAATCTGCGCCATTGGGAGCAGTTTGGCAAAGGCTGGGCACGTCGAATTGCCGCTAACCTCATGGAGATTTGAAGATGAAAGACTACCTTCTGCAACGCGCAAAAGAACCCTCAACATGGCGCGGTCTGGTGCTGATTGCCACCTCTGCCGGGTGCGTTATCACCCCTGCAATGGCTGATGCAATTGTGGCGCTTGGCATCGGCTTGGCTGGCGTAATTGGTGTTGTCACAGCAGACAAAAAGACGGACAATTCTGAAACAACAGCGCAAGGTTAAGCCATGCTTGTGAGCCTAAAAGTCCCGCCAGGTGTCTACCGTCAAGGGACTGAATACCAGAGTCAGGGACGGTACTACGACGCAGACCTTGTGCGCTGGTTTGAAGGCACTTTGCGCCCTGTAGGTGGTTGGCGGGTCTACAAGACGGCCAACAACAGCAGCGTGACCGTTATGGGCAAGGCTCGCGGCATTCATACATGGCGAGCAAACAACGCTGACCGATACGGCGCTATCGGCACACACACCAACCTGTACGCTATCGGCTCCAACATTGCGGTAACGCAGGACATTACACCTACGGGCATCGTGGTGGGCTTTGCTGACAACAATGTGAACACGGGTTACGGTGGTGGCGCATACGGTATTAACACGTTTGGCACACCACGCACAGGACAGAACATCACCGACTTTGCGACAACGTGGGCGATGGACAATTTCGGTGAGTTTCTGGTGGCTGTGCAGTCACAAGATGGACGCTTGTTCTACTGGGATTTGATCACCGCCACGGCTGTTCCAGTAGTAGCCACCGCCGGAACAGTTCCCATCAACAACAAGGGTGTGTTGGTCACAGACGAACGGTTCGTCTTTCTCTTGCAGGCCGGTGGCAATCGTCGGCGTATTGCGTGGAGCGATCAAGAGAACCTGTTTAACTGGAACATCACAGCCACAACGCAAGCGGGTGACTTTGAACTAGCCACTTCCGGTGAAATTATGACCGCGCTGAAAGTGCGTGGTCAGACACTTATTCTGACCAGCACAGACGCGCACGTTGCTTCTTACCTCGGCCCTCCATTGGTGTACGGTTTTGAGCGTATCGGTGACGGCTGCGGGTGTGTATCACGCAACGGTGCAGTGGTAGCCGATAAACTTGCGCTGTGGATGAACGATAACGGCTTCTTTGCCTTTGATGGTTTTGTGCGGAACATTCCGAGTGATGTGGGTGACTACGTTTTTGGTCGCATCAACCGTGGGCAACTCAACAAAGTCTGGACTGTTCACAATAACGATTATGGGGAAGTCACTTGGTATTACCCTGCGGGTATGGAGGTTGATAGTTATGTCACATACAACTATCGGGAGAATCACTGGTCTGTGGGCAGCATGGTTCGCACCATTGGCGTAGATAACTCCGTATTCCCTGTCCCGTTGCGTGTCGGTTCAGACGGTGTGCTGTATGAGCATGAAATCGGTTTTGCATACGACAGTCGCACACCGTTCGCACAGACGGGGCCGCTAGAGGTTAATGGCGGTGAGCAGGTGGCAATGGTCAAGTATTTGTACCCCGACGAGAAAACACAGGGTCAGGTGCAGGCACGGTTTGCCACACGTTTCTACCCTAACGCACAAGAGTATCCTTTTGGCCCTTACCAGATGGCTAACCCTACATCAGTCCGGTTTACAGGGCGGCAGGTGGCTATGCGTGTTGAAGGCGTTGTGGGTGCTGATTGGCGTGTGGGCAACCCTCGCATTGATATCGAACTTGGAGGTATGCGGTGATTAAACTTAACCCTCCGAATGACGAACAGATGCGCCAAAACTTCCGCGCTATTGAGGCGGCTGACCGCATGAACTACAAGCGCGATCAGGACATTGACCCGGGCATGAACAGCATCATTTTGACGGCTCCGAATGGGACGCGCTATCGGCTTGTGGTGAGCAATGCGGGTCTGATTGGGACGGTGCCGGTATGAGTACGTTTGTCGGACAAAAATTTAACTTGCCCGGTGTTGGCGATGTATCAGTGCAGGGTTTTGAAAAGTTTACTAACACCCCGGGATTTTTGGTAAACACGGACAAAGGTCAGTTCCTTTACTACGATCAGGACTACGTAAACCGTGGTGCAGTTTATGACGGGACTCAGTATCAAACCCCCGAGCTTTTGAAGTACCTTAATTCCGGGGAATTGCTTTCCCTTGATTTAACCCCGTTTACCGATGACCCAACAGAAACAAATATCGGGCGGGCAATATCTGGCAAAGGCTATCTTTTTACAAATCCAGAGGCCGCAAATCTGTACGCAACGACTCGGGGCGTAGATGATGGCAGCTTCAAGTCAATCAAAGGGCTTACCCGAGACGATTCCGGGAACCTTGTTTACTACACCGACATGTACGGTGACGGGAAAAACGGCGGCATCTCAATCGAGAGTGCGCCGGGGGTCATCAACACGCGCACATGGAATTCTAGCGGTGGAAAATCGTTTCTCGGAAAGACGTTCGGGAGTTTTGGGGAAAAGATTGCTGGCTCTATTCGCGATGTAATCAGTAACCCCATTGCGCAGCTTGCTATTTCCGCAGTAAACCCCGCAGCGGCGGCAGGCATACAGTTCGGCACAGCAGCCGGTTCCGGTGCGCCTATTGGCGATGCGCTTAAAGACGCTGCAAAAACCTATGCAATTGGTCAGGTGGGCAATGCCGTTGGTGGCGCTGCGGTAGGCGCATCAGGCGCTACCAATGCAATCGCCAGAGGCGCAATAGGCGGTGCAGCAGCAGGCGGCACACAGGGCTTGTTATCTGGCGGTAGCGTGTCAGAAGGCATCAAGTCAGGACTACTTGCAGGTGGTATTGGCGCAGGCGTGAACCAAGCTTTCAACGGCGCACCTGGTTCAGTTGGTGGTATTGATGACAGCAACTACGATCTCGGCAAGTCCATGCAGTTGCAAGACATGTACTACGGGCGAATTCCCGGTGGCGCGCAGCAACGTGCGTTAAACGCTGCAAAGAATTTTGGGCAAGAGCTTGTAACCGACAAACTTACCGGCTTGGCAAAAGCGGCATTGCTCGGTGGCGGTGGACTGCTTGCTGGCAGAGCGATTGCAGGCGGTCTACTCGGCTCTGGCGGTTCACGGCAACAACCACAACAACAGGCAGCACTGCCGATAAGCAGGTTTGGTATCACCCCGCAGGTCAATCAGTACACTGGGGATTTCAACACATACGGGGAGCGCGGTAGTGGCGACTTCCGTTTCTATAACGCTCCTGTGGGGCTTTTGGGGTAAGACATGGCACTTGACTTTTTAGGCTCTAAGCAGACGGGTATGCAGAACATCAGTTCTACCATTGACCCCGATTTGAAGCAGGCGTATCTGAATCAGATCAACTACGCTAACACGGTGGCAGACCGTCCTTACCAACAATATGAAGGGCCGCAGGTTGCCGGGTTTAGCCAAGACCAACAGAACGCATTTCAAGGTATCAGGAATCTGCAAAAC